GTCAACGTTCCACGACGTCCCGTTGAAACCTACCTCTTCCGGTGTCATCGAGTAAAACTGTGCGTACGTCAGTTCTCTTACGTTGGCTTCGTCATTCATCATGTTGTCCTCTCATAGTAGCCTTAGAGCGTCAAACGAGGAGATCGTTGACTTGATGACGGAGACGTCTTCAAGGTTGTCGCCAAGCGCCTTGGCGGAGATCTTATCCTTACGTGCCAGCAACGTTCGAACCCGATCCTCCACTGTGTCGTGGCACACGAAGTTCACCACCGTCACCGCGTTCTTGCTCGTCAAACGATGCGCTCGGTCAGTCCTCTGTTTCATCACCGCCGGGGCCCAGTTGTCATCGTAGTGAAAAACATACGAAGCCTCCTGAAAGTTCAGTCCTATCGCTCCAGCCTCGTCCATCACGCACAGGTCGATCTCAGGGTCCTCGTTGAACCGTCGTGCGATGTTCGGTCGTTCCTTCGCTGGTACTTCTCCCGTGATGGTCAAGCACTTCCAACCTCGTTGTTGGAACGCCTCGAGCAACAGGGTCACCATCTTCTTGAACATGCTGAAGACCAAAGCTTTGTGCCCGTTGTCGACCACCTCCTCAACGATGTCAATGACGACGTTGAACTTAGCACCGAGCGGCGGACCTAGGTTGATCAGTGCCGGTGCATCACAAAACTGTCTGGCGCGCATGACCACCGTCATGGCCTCAGCTTCCTCGGTGATCTCGTGCTTACGTTTTACTAGGTTAGTGTACTGTTTTCGTTCATCAGGTGAGAGCTCAGCGTACACCGTCTTGTAGATCTTCTCAGGCAGTTCCGGCGCGACGTCCTTTTTTAGACGTCTCAAGAAATAAGGTGCGATCATCCGACGCACACTCTCGACGTCCTTGTACCCCTTGATGGCACCCCAAAAGTCCTTGATCGCGTGCTTCATCAAGAAGTGACCACGGTTGGGAAACAACCCCGGAACCATGAACTCAAAGATCGAGTGTAGGTCCTCAAGACGACCGTCGATAGGTGTCCCAGACAACCCAACACGAAGACCACCAGATGAAAGTCGCAGGTTCTTGATGGCCTCCGAGCGCAGGGCCTTCCACGACTTGATCATCTGGATCTCATCGACGATGACCAGGTCCCACGGCAGCTGCAGCTGCTGAACGTTCTTCAGGTCCTTCACGATCAGCTCGGGGTTGGCCACCTTAAAAAAAGTGTCCTGTTCCCAGAGCTCGAGTCGCTTGTGAACCGGACCGTCGATGATCGAACACGTCTCGTCAGACCAGAGCCTGATCTCCTCCTCCCAGTTGTACTTGACTGACGCCGGTGCGATCACCAAACATCGTTTGGCGTTGCTGTGTTTCTTCTTCCAAAGAGCCGTTCCGATCGCCTGAAGGGTCTTCCCCAGGCCCATCTCATCACCGCACAAGAAGGCACCATGAGCGTCGATCCCGAACTGGATCCCGAGCTTCTGGTAGTTGCGTAACAAACGCTCTTCAGTCGTCTTCAGGTTAGGTACACGTAGGCAAAGAGCGACGTCTTGTTTCGCGGCGGCCCTGATCGTCTCGAGTCGTTGCTGGCGTTCACAGCTCTCAGCGATGACCTGGTCGACCTTCGGGTCAACCTCGGTGAAGACGATCTTCTTCTTCAACATCTCCAGGTTGTCGACATTACAATACCACGACCAACCACGAGGCGGGTCAGGGTGCCACGTACCACCGAGCTGCTTGAGCCTGTTCTTGTCGAAGAAAGGTGAGATGACGATGAGACGATGATCACGTGGTGAGTACAGCAAGACACGACGATGCTCAGGCGCAAAGGTCGGCTTGAGCAGACCACCAGGCGTCAGTTCTCGTTCACTCACCGTCTCTCCTCAGTGAGGAAAGTTGACCCGCGGCGTGTTCTTCTTGCGTTCAACGTGGTCCTCGATGAACTTCATGACCTCATCGTCATGAGCCGTCTTGCTCGAACGTCGTAGCTCACACCACTGACCGAAGGCAGTAGTATCGAAGACCACATTTACGTCATCCTCCAGCAGCTCATCATAACGCGCACCGAGGACTTCCTTCAGCGTCTTCAGCGTTACGTTCGAACGTAGACGAACTCGGTCCTCAGTCTTGACGATGTCCGGTCCTGTCATCGACCGCACGCGTAACGCGTCAGTAAACGACGTACCGTTTTTCATCGAGATCGTGTCATAGCAAAACGATACCTTGGCACGATGCTGATGACCGACCAAGAAAATGTCGTTCTGGTCCTTACGATACTTCTGCGCAAGATCACGAAGCTGTTGCTTCAGAACACTGAGTTCTTTTTCCCTAGATCTGATCTCATCGTCGAGCTCCCAGGCTCGGTCAACTTGCTCACTGGACACCTCGTTTTCACGTGTGGTCAACGGTGTTTTCATCTTTTCTCCGATAATTAAAGACTGTATCAACACAAAAAGTATTGAGTTTTATACGATAAGGATATTTTAAGAGGACCACTCGACAGGTTCAGTCGGTCTGATGACTGACACGACAGGTTCATCAGTGACCTCAGCGATAGGCTCAGCAGATTCGGCAGGTTCAGCGGTTTCAACGTGCTCAACGGGTTCAGCAGACTGAGCAGGCTGGGTAGTAGGCTGAACGACAGGTTCAACAGCAGGTACCTGAGGAGTGATCAGAGAAATCCTCATACGCCACTCACGATACTTCTTCTTGACGACGCGAAAACGCCAGAAGTCGAGTCGTTCAACCTCACCGTTCCTGAGAGCCTCGTTAACGATACTCTCGGAAAAAACCTCACTAGGCATGGTCTTTCGGTACATCTCAAACAGACCGTTGGAGAGCAGGCTGGGGACAAAACACGTGACGATCCCGTTCAAGACGACCGGTAGCGGCGCTTTGTAGCGTTCACTCACCACCTGAGCCACGGCGCTGGTCACCGGACGTTCCTTGCTCGGGTACGCCGCGTCGTGGGTGATGAGAGCACTCCACAGTGCCTCGAACACCTGGTGGTTCGTCAAGCTCTCCAGGTCATCACCAACGGGCTTAGTGACCAGCACCCTTGACAACTCCGTCAGCTTACCGCTCGTCTCTTTGAGACGCACGAAGAGGTTACCGGAGGCGCGATCGACCACCAGCTTGGTGTTGTGCGTAAACGGTACAGAATGGGTCGCAGCGCCGCCTCCCCACACCGTCCAAGCCGCGTCGCGTAGTTTCTTACGAACGCCGCTCTTCCGGTCATCGAGGTACGACCAGAAGTCACGCGTCATGTTCTTCGTCACACCGTCGAGTGAACGCACGAACTCATCGGACATGACGAAGTGAACACTACGCTTCACCGCTTCGCGTTTACGTTCGTCAGTGCTTTCTGATTCATCGGTCATGCAACACCTCAGTAGGAACTACAAGCACACGCGAACAGCTGCCGTACGGTCCTCTCGTCGACCAACCCGTGTACCTCACCACAGAACTCACCTCGGTCGTCGACCAACACGAACGTCGGTAACACGTTTACGTTGAACCTCTGAGCGAGAGCTGGCTCACTCATGGGATCGTGTTCTTTGACGATGATACCCGAAGCTCTCGCGACTTTTTCAACGATCGGTTTTGACACCTTGCACGCGTGACAGTCGTCCGACGTAAAGGCGAGAACTTGGCTGAACATGGTTTTCTCCGAGGGCTGAGGGCTCCGACGAAAATTTTTCCAACAACGATTATGACGATGGTATCAACAAAATTAAAACACGCGCTTTTTATTTTCCACAGAGCCTCGTGACCGCCTCCGAAATCATCTCAGGACCAACGAAACAAAACTCATCGTACTCCTCGGTTTCCCAGATGTCGTACTGGTTTTTCCTCAGACGAGAACGGTCTTTCAACAAGTTGACGTTCTCCTCATAACCGAAGAGCCGCGGGTCTGACTTCCCGAACAACACGACACCAGGCCTACGCAACAGGTGACAGAAGTGAGGGAAGAAGTTGTCGACCGCAGCCCACGTGTCACATCCTAACACCAGTTTCTCAAGGTCATCAAACGATAGGTCATGACGCACTGAGTCAACACCAGCGACGGACTTCTCACCGCTCACACCGACCTGAGTGATGACCGTCTCCGGTCGTGTTTTTAGCTGCTTGACGACGTCGTACCACCACGGGTAGTCCTTGGGGTTACGCTTGCCGTTACGGAGCACGCGACTATGCGGGCTGATGATGATCTTCATTTTAGGTAGACTTTCCTGTAGAGTTCCTGCAGGTGACCTTTCCAGTTTAGGTCAACACCTAGCTTGTACACGTCGAACCGTGACAGGTCGTTGAGCATCAGCTGTGCGTGTGCGATGCTGACCAGCTCGACCCGGTCACGGTGTCTCCTGAAGACATCAGGATAACAACAGGCCAACATCACCCTCTTGTCATGAACACGCGGTAACTTGAGCAGCTCGTCGAGCACCTCAACGAACATGAGATGATCACCCAGAGCGTTGTTCAGCACCACCCACTCGACCTGATGAAGCGGGTGCCCACACGACTTCATGTACTCTTGAAAGACCTGTTCATCACGTGCCCACATCGTGGGGTCACCGTTCCTGATGCCTCCCTCCCGAGCACGTAGGTGCCACGTAGTAATTCGTGGGTCGATCAGCAACAGCCAGCCGCGTCGGTGCATCTCGTGAGAAAACATCGTCTCCTCACGATGACCAACACGCGATAAGCTCATGTTGTAACCGTGCTGTCCTGCCTCTCGTCGGTACAGAAAAGTACTGTAGAGGTGCTCCGCACGTGTTAACCGTGACTCGTGTCGCCACTGCGCGTTCAGGTACAGGTACACGTCCTCCACGTGAATCGACGTGCAGTCGTGAGGAGGCTGCGGTACGGTCGGGTCCAACACGCAGCCTCCCACCGCGCCCACGTTCGGATTTTTCATGTTCTCAAGCAGCTTCTCAAGACAGTCAGGTTCAGGCACGTTGTCATCGTCGAGACGCCAGACAAACTCCGCCGTGGTGCTTCGTAGCACCTGCTCGTGACACCATACCTGACCTCGGTTAGGCGCGAAGTTCACCTTCCAGCCGATGCTCTTCTGGTCGAACATCCTAAAGATGTGCCTGAACGGGTCGACCTCACGGAGGTCGCGGTGTTCACCGTCGTCGAAGATGATGAGTTCATCGGGACGTCGTGTCTGGTTGATGATCGCCATGAGGGTCAGCGGTAGGGTCGTGAAGTAACGACCACACGTCGCCACCTCGGCGGTTACCCTGCCGTCACCCGCGGTCGCTCTTGCTGGCAAGACCTCCTTGTCCTCAAGTGCCTGCCCCAACTCAGGTATCCACCTCATCAGCATCAGGTTGACCTGGTTTTTCTCATCGTGCAGCGCTCTCGCTGATAGGTTGCCTTTGTCATCGATAAACTCATACTTGAAGCCTATGAAGTCACGTTCAGTCAGGTGGTGCATCCGGTGATGTGGTCCCCAAAAACCCGGTGGTTCATCATAGGGGACTGACGCGAGCAAGCACCTGCAGTGCTTCTTGAGTCGTTGCGCTATTTCCCGTCCGTTCTCGAGGTGCTCAAGGACCTCAAAGGCGATGATCGTGTCGTATTGTCCGAGCTCGAACGTGTTGACGTCAGCCACCACGAAGCGATCACCGAAGGTCTCCTTCGCGTAGGTGATCACCGCCTCGTCCTTGTCGATCCCGAGGTAGTCGAGTCCCTCGACGTCACCTAGCATTCGTAGACCATATCCCGATGAACAGCCGACCTCGAACACCTTCTTGCCGACCAGGTGGTCCCGGGCCCACTCGTAGCGAGTTCGTTCACGTGGCGGAACCTCATCGCTCTTACCGATCACAGCTCGTTCACAGTTGTTGCTGAGCTTCCACCGACGGTACGTGTCAGGTGAATAACGCTGCATCAGGAGCTCAGAGTTTCGTTGAAAAACCTGTGTCCAGTTCGGTAGGTCGTTGACCGTCGCCTCACCTCTGTGGTAGATCGGAAAGACACCGACCACTATGCCATGTAAACCTTCAGCAGCAGGTAGGCGTTCGTTTGTGGGCACCTGTACGATCCTGTACCCGGCGTTTACAGCGCGGATGCAGAAGTCAGTGTCCTCACCACCACCCGGTGTAAATACCTCATCGAGTTGCCCGAGGATGTCGAACAGGTTACGTCTGACCATCGCACAGAAGAAGATGACGAAGTCCTGACCACACACGCTCGGTCCTACCAACGGACCGGTCACGGCCACCTTCTCATCTTGTAGGAACGGCTGCAGTAGGAACTTAACCCACTGGTCCCGTTGTTGCTCGAGCAAGACCACATCATTGTTGAGCAGCACGACGTACTCACCGGTCGCCTTGCGTATACCAACGTTGGTGGCCTTGGTGTAGCCTAACGGTGCTGGGTCAAAGACGACCCGCACGAAAGGATAGGACTGAGCCAACAACCTTAGGTATTCTTCGGTGCCGTCCTTGCAGCCGTTCGCGACGATCACCAGTTCTTTGTCGGTAAAGTCAGTGAACTTCAGCAGGCTGTCGACGCAGGGACGCAGGCAGTCATCGAGGTGGTTGTAGGTCGGGATGACGATCGAGACGAGCTTGTTCTCACCCATGGTTGATTATTTTCTTCTTTTCTTCATGAACCGTCCACACGCACAGCACCTCGGTGGATAGGTACCCACACCGTGAACAGGACAAGTGTCGCGCGGCTCGAACGCCGTCGTGTCACAGCAACACGAAGATGACTCGTGACAGCGGTGTCGTCTCACTGAGGATGTTCCTAGACCGGGATCCTGACCGACGCCTTGACGTAACGAACCTGCAGCGTCTGACCTGAGGCGTTGTAGATCTGCACCTTGAAGTACTTCGCCATCATCTTCGCCGGGTCGATCAGCAGCGTCGTGACCTGGTCGGAGGTCGTCGTGTCTTGGATGACCACGTCACCGAGCTTGTTGATCTGTGCCAGGGAAACGTCGTCGTACACTGAGTCATCATTTGAGTAACTGGCGTAAACCGCGAAGGTCTTACCGGTTACTCCTGTCGACATCTTGAACTTCAGGTGTAGGACCCCGCCCAGTGCTTGTTGTGTGTCGACCGACACGTTGCTACCTGGTGACCAAAAGTTTCCCGTGGTCACACTGGTGTACCCAGCATCGTCAAAAACCGTGGTCGTCGTGTTCGTCAGTCTCGCCATCTCTTGTTCTCCTTTTAGTGCGAAAAACCTCTCTGCATCCCGTAGGGCAACGCCAGCAACAAAGTGGTGTTGATCGGGTTGAAAAATGGTACATTAGAATATTCTTCATTCGGAGGCACGAAGTTCGACGTCCACCTCGCGATTCCTTTAGAGATTCTAACCTCATCCGTCCAACAGTTCATAGGTCCACCCGAAGCTTGGTTTACCCCTAGGTAGTCACCGGGAGTAAACACGATGGTAGCAGTGCCTATGTTGTAGGTTGACCCCAACTGTGTTCCATCAACGAACACCTTTAAGTCAGCCATGTTTCTGATGAGAGCGATGTGGTACCACTGACTGATCGACGGACTCCAACCGTACTCGAGTCTCTGATACCCTGGGTTGGCGAAAGTAATATGTAGGTTTGAACCATGAAATGATGGGTGGTACATTATACCCCAGTTTGAGTAGGAGTTGTTGCAGCCTATCAAACCTCCCCAACCACCCGGTATCTCTTCGAACCTTATCCACAAGTCCACTGTAAAGTCACCGCTGCCAAAGTCGAAGTCACTGTCGGCAGGAGTCGACAAGTAATCGCTGTAACCTGAGTCAAAGTACGCTGAACCACTGCCGAACTTTTTCTGAGCAGTGACCACCTTCGCGTTGGTGTGTGCCGTCATGATGTGGTTTGATGATGAACTGTCAGGAAACGACGTACTGCCGTTATCACCGTTACAGTGCAGCATCAGCTTGGTGTACTTGTCGATACCACCGATCATAAGATACTCATCTCATCCTGTGTTAGACACTAACTCCGTTAAAGACTTACTTCTGTACTGACGTCGGAAGTACGATCATCGCTGTGTTGGTGGTCTGATGAAAAGGCGGCAGCGTCGCGATGTACTCATCGTTGTACGGTGTAAACGCCGTCGTCCACCGAGCGATCCCTTTGGAGATCCTAAACTCGTCGATCCAGCCTTGAAGATACTCAGTGTAGTCGCCTAAGAAACCGATGTGTAGGCTCGCGCTGTACTCTTGCACGTCCGCGGTCGCGCTGGCCTTGCTGACACCGTCGACGTACAGCGTGATGGTCGACCCATACCTGACCGCCGCCACGTGCGTCCACGCGTTCAGAGGAATGCCATGTACACCTGTTATCTGTGTGCTGTTGTCATCAGTTATGAACCTAATGTAGCCGCTGTTAAGATCAAAGTAAAAACCTTCGTAGCTTCCCGTACCATGACTCCTGCAACAAATGTTCCCAATGCCATTCAACAACCGAACCCAGCAGTCGATCGTCCAGTCCAACCCGTGTAGTTGCCAGTCAGCTGAGTCAGCGACCTCGAGGTAATCGTCCCCGTCGAACACCGCTGACGCACCACCGAACCGGCTCTGCGCGGTGTCGACCTGTGCGTCACTGTGCACGATGACGGTGTGATTCGACGCCGATGAATCAGGAAAATAGGTACCAGCGTCCTCACCGTTGCAATGCAGCATCAGCTTGGTGTAAGAGTCGATCCCGTAGACCAACGCCGTGTCACTGCTGTAAGCCTCTTCGGGTGGTGTGAAATCAGACGTCCAACGAGCGATCCCCTTGCTGATACGAACCTCATCGAGCCACCCGTTGAAGTACTGCCACTGTTCGCCGTCAGTTCCTATGCACAACCCGTTTGCGTTGTCAGGACTAAGACTCCCCGTGTCAGTGCCGGGTGTCCCGATCGAGGTCCCGTCGATGTACGCCGTGAAGGTGTTACCACTGCGCACGAGTGCTACGTGATACCAAGTGCTAGCTGAAGGAGACCACGCCCAAGAGAGAGTGTGTGCACCCGAACCGTCCCAAAAATGAAGGCACAAGCCGGTGGCCGCTGTGTTCCAACCGATGAGCCACTTGTTGTTCCAGGGACCTGTGTACCCTATCCCCATGAAGTCCGACGCGCCTGGAGTTCCGTTCCACCTAACCCAAAAGTCAACGGTGAAGTTATCTGTACCGAAACGAAAATCATCTGAACCAGGCGTTGAGATGTAGTCATCGCCGTCAAACAGGATTGAACCAGTCCCCAAAACCTTCTGGTCAGTGTCGACCTGAGCGTGGTTAGTAACAGTAAAGAGACGTGCGCGAAACGAGCTGTCCGGGAACGACGTGCTGGTGTCAGTCCCGTCACCGTGTAGACAGATCTTGGTGTAAAAGTCGAGTCCGGGCATATTAGTTTAGAGCCTGTAAGACTGCACGTTGAGCGGAACTACGTCAAGTAAAACCACGTCAGGTCGTTGAGGCGTCAACGAACTGTACTCACTGTTCGGTAGGGTAAAGTTCGACACCCACCGAGCAATCCCCTTTGAGAGACGAAGTTCATCGATCCAACCGTCGAAGAAGTAGCTGTCCCCTGTTCGACAGCCGATCCTTAGGTCAGTCACGCGTGGTAGGACCATCAACGAGGACGTGTTTGAAGCCGTGGCGACACCGTCTTGATACAACGTCCAGACGCTGCCGCTCCTCACTGCTGCCACGTGCTGCCACGTTGAGGACGGGACCGCACTACCCGTCAGGTTTATCGAACCTCCGTCGAGGTAGACCACGAACTGCAATGTACCCCAGCTGTACAGCGTCCAACCGATAGAACCTGACGTAAACTGCTCGACGATGATCCGGATACTGGAGGTCGAGTTCCACCGACACCACGCGTCGATCGTGAAGCTGTCCAGACCAAGGTCGAAGTCCACGGAGTCAGGCACGCTGAAGTAGTCACCCGTCCCGTCGAACAACGCTGAACCGGTCCCGAACTTCCGCTGTGCGGTGTCGACCTGTGCGTCACCATGAGCTGTGACGACGTGTGCTGACAGTGAGCTGTCAGGAAACGACGTGCTGCCGTCATCGCCGTTGCAGTGCAGCATCAGCTTGGTGTACTGGTCGACACCCGACACGTTAGATCTCCGCCCACCCCTCATGGTGATTCAGCGTAACGAAACCCGTACCAGCAGTGACCGCCGCGAATACCTCGAACTTCGCCAACGCCGAGACGACCTGCGGGAACGGCACCCGCGTCTCGTAGATACCTTCCTCGTCGACCCCGGTGATCTCGCTCTCCTCGGAGTCCGACACGTCATCGTATGTCGACAACCTAAACCTCAGCTTGCACGTAACACCGGACCCGACCGTCACACGCGTGATACACCGCATCGAGTTGTCGGCACCTACGAAATACGGGTAGACGAACTTCTTCTCGTCGAGAACGGAGTAGGTGCTGCTGTTGGTCGAGGTGCCAGGTGATGAACTAACGGCGGTCAGTGGCGCGACGGTGTTCGCTGCCACGGCCTCGACCTTTAGGCGCCTGATCGCATACGTACTTCCCGACGTGACCTTGCCTTCCACGATGATCGTCCAGTACTTTCCTGCAGTCAGCGTCGACAGCGTCGAGCAGTCGACCAAGACGATCGCCAGGTGCGGTGACGCACGCGTGGCTGACGTGATCGACAGCTCGGTGACCACGGTGTTCGGCGTCGAGGCGCTGTCACTGACCGTGATACGACAACGACCGCTGTCACCACCGCCTCCTTCAGCGAACTCGTAGAGGCTGAACAAGAGGCTCTTGCTGTGCCGGTTCTCATCCACAAACAACTCAGCGTCGAAGAGCGTGACGTAGGAGGTCGACGTCGTGTCCTGTTCTGAAGTCGTGTGCACGAGCGGCAGGTCAACGACGCCTGAGTAGCCTGAGTAACCGGAGTAACCAGAGTAACCTGAGACACCGGAACCTGAGTACCCAGAGTAACCCGAGTAACCTGAGTACCCAGAGTAACCTGAGTACCCGCTGATACCTGAGTACCCCGAGTAACCGGAGTACGTGGCTTCGCCGTTGAGACCGGAGATGCCTGAGTAACCTGAGTAGCCTGAGTAAC